CTGCTCCTGCTTCAAATACTTCTGCTTCTAATACAGCACCATTATCAAGTTTAGTTTGCTCAAACTTTACCTCTATCCCTAGTAAAGTGCGAACCTTGTTTAATGTTTCTTTTGTGTTCATATATTTAGTTAATTTAATTTTTTAGCCATTAATGCTGCTTTATCTGACATCTTTTGAACATCATCTTTCCAATCTTTCCAAGCTGCCATAACAGTTCTTGCAAATTTTACATCAGAATTATTTTTCATATCAACCCCTAATTCTTTTCCAGCAGATTCTAAATCTTTAATAATAGTAAATAAATTAACTGATAAAGGGATTCCCATTTTACCATCATTTGATAAAGATGAAAATTTTCTAGATAAGTCAGAAGCTTCTCCTAAAAGTTTCTTGTATTTATTTTCATACTTTTGACCTTCTTTTAAATCTTTTTCTACTTTTTTTATACCATTTTTTAATTGGTTAATATTAGCCAACTCAACTTTCTGAACAGACAATTCAACTTTTTCTACTTCTGCAAGTTTCTTAAAAACTCTATTTTGAATATTCATATTTATATAATAAAATTTAATTACTATTTTGTATTTTCAAATTGAAATTTATTCTTCTGCCTTGTGAATACTGCCTATTCCTTGCTTCCAATATTCTGGAGTTTTGCAATTTTTATCAGTATTATTATTGCACTGTATTGAATACGTATTTTTACACTTACAATAAACTGCCCTCATTATGATAATAGTTTTTTAAGTTCTTCTATAACTGATAAATCTTCTTTCAATTCTTCATTAGGTGTTTCTAACTTATCTGCAAAATATCCCTCTATTGAAAAACCTTTTACTTTTCCAGTCTTTACATAATCATTCCATATCTCATCATTCTCAACCTTAACAGATCCGATCCAAGTGCCAACTTCTACATCTAAACCATATAATGCTGACTTGTCTTTTTCTTTATCTTCTACAATCCAGCTCTCAACAAGTGTTAAATCTTTTAATTGTGCATCATGTTCTAAAGTAGAATTAGATTGATTGCCATTCTGTAAATACATTTGAGATGCTTTTAATACAGTATCAGCAGAAAAGAATACATAGTATTCATCTTCTCCGTTTCTTCTGTAAATTGGTTTATTTGGGATTAATAAAGCACCCATTAACAACCTTTTTTCTTTGCTTATTTCAGCAAGTTTTATCTCTTGATTATTAAGTGCTATAAAATCTGATTCAATAGCAGGATTTTCTACAACGCTAATTGCTTCAACTCCAATTGCTTCATCATCATCTAAAATAAGTTCTATCATTTTCATACTTATATAATATTTTTTTTATTGTTTTTTATATTTTCATTTTAAATAGATGCACCTTCTATTATATTTCTATCCATTTGTTGTGCAGTTGTAACATCATTAGATACTACAAATGCTTGTACTGGTTGTTGTGATTGACCTCCAATTGCTTCTGCTAATTGATTCGTTTCACTTGCTCCAACAACATTAAATGCTGGAGGTAATGATGGTGCAGTAGGAGTAGAAACAGATCCACCACCGCCACCTCCAGTTGCAAATGATGGTGCTGCTGGTTCTTTTGATGCAGTGATCTGTTTAACGTTTGCAAATCCAGATGCTATAATTCCAGCAGCACCAATAAATCCAAAAATACCACCTTGCGCAAGAGCCTTATTCGCTCCAGTATAAGTATCTCTTATTGCTTGTGTAACCGCTAATGCTTTTCCAAATTTACTGTTGCTACCTAATAAACCAGCAATTGCTCCTAAAGATTCAAATACAGTCTTTTCTTTTTCCTTTGCAATCTGTTTATCTATTGTAACTCTTTTTTGACCATTTGCTTGTTCATACGCAGTTAGTTCATTCTGTGCTTCTTGAAATGCAATAGTTCCTTTTTTATATAAATCTCTTTTATCTTGTAGTCTTTTTTTTTCTAAATTAGATTCTTCTTCATTTAATGCTTTTTGTCTTTCTAATCTTGCAAGATCGTTTTGTATTTGTTCTGCTTCAAATTGATTTTTATTAGCATTTAATTCTGCATCAGCTTCTTTTTTTGAATTAGTTAATTCTAAAGATTCTCTATCTAAAGCTAAAGCATTTGATTTTTGTTCTGATCTAATACCTTCAATCTGTGCTTCAACACCAGCCAATTCTCTTAACGCTTCTATTCTTGCAGTTTGGAACTCTATATTGTCTTTGTCCTTTTTTAAATTTGCATCTGCTAAAGCCAATTGCATTTGTGCTTGTGATAACATTGCGGATTCTGCTGAATCTATTTTAATTAGTAATGCATCATTTGCTGCTTTACGTTCTTCAATAGATTTTGTTTCATCATCTCTTATTTGTCTTAATTTCTCTGCTTGTCTATCAAATTTTTCAAAGAATAAACCTTGTCTTGCTGCTGCTAATTCAGCAGACTTCTGTAATTCAATATTTGCTTTAGCTGCTTCTTTTGCTGCTGATATACTGACTTCCCCAAATTCTTTAACAACAACTTTTCCAATTTCTGAAACCTCTGATATTGCTTCTGAAAAATTATTTACAATATCAGAACCAGCTTGTGAAACTCCATCTGCAATTCCTACAATGTTATTTTTAGTTTCTAATATGGATAGATTTAAAGCCTTTATTGTTTCTGGATCATTATTTCCTAAAAATGATTTTTCCCAAGCTAACATAGCTTCATCAATAGCTAAACCAATACCATAAAAAGCAAGTTGAAATGGGCTTAATACTATTGTTAAAATACCACTTGCAACCTTACCAAGAGCATCTAACTGATCTGTTGTTTGTGTTAAAGCATTGTAAGTATCTACAAAAGCAGTTGCAACTTGACCAACCACTTGTGCAGCAGTTTCAAATACAATATTAAATGTATCTACTACTTTTTGATTCTGTGAGAATAACTCTTTTAAAGTACCAAGAGCAGAAATAACTAAACCAATACCAATGGCTTTTAAAGTTGTACCAATTGCCTTAATACCTTTTGATGCTGATTTAGAAGCACTTTCAACACCTTTTAAAGATTTTTGAGTTTTATCATTACTATCTGTAACAGATT